GGCATCCATTGTGGGACATTCATTCCACCAATCGAGGGGCAAACAGAAAATCCAAACCAAGTGTCTATGCTGATGTTACTTTTTGCCCCTAAATTTGCGCTGTCCGACCCATCCGATGCGATTGCGGCATAGCCGCCCGGGTTGATATTGAATTTAAAATAATGATCTGCTCGAATTGTTCCCTTCGCGGAAATGTCACCTGATGAAACAATATAATTTCCGTTAATGCTTCCGTCTGAGGTCATCGATGCAAGCGGCGTTTGAATCGTTCCGGATGAATAAACGCTTGATGTGTTCATAAATGAGTTGTTACCACTTGAGTCTCGAACCTCGACGTTTCCCGCTGACATTTCGGTCTGTTGCCCGCCATTCCCCGATTGATAGGCTTTGAATAAATCGGAGGTCATATAGGTCACATGCCCGTTCGGATCGCCGACGGCTGTACACGAGATCGGTGAGCCATTAGACGACGGCGCAATTTTAATTTGTGCGTTATACGAGCCATCGGATGATTTTCCGGTGACCGTAACGGTTCCGGTAATGTTCGCGTTCGTCGTTGTGAGTGTACCATCCGCCGCGATTTGCGTATTTTGCAGGTTAAGTGATCCCTTCGTAATCGCAATGCCACTCGAGTTAACGACCACGCCATTCGATGCGGCGGTGAGCGCGCCCGTCACGGACAATGTACCTGCGAGAACGAGGCTCGACCCGGTGAAGTTCACGCCGCTGATATTGCCGGCGACGATGTTACCGCGCATGTTGAGGTTTCCGCTCGTGTCAACTTGGAACATAGTTGTGCTGCCGTTCGCAATCTTAAAGCCATTCGAACTATCGACTTGCACGGTTGTTGACCCTGCGACGGCTTTCAGTCCGTTGTCGTCAATTGTGACACCTTTATAGGAGTGCGATTTTTGAAGCGCCCCATTTATTGATGCCTGCACCGCCGAATCAAGCGAACCGAGCACGATCTTCTGCAAAGTCCAATCGCTCGCCGTATACGCGCCGCTTGCCCGCGCGGTCGTGCAATAATAAGTTGATCCTTGCTGTGTCCACGTGTCACCGGCATCGTAGGGCGTGTACGGAGTCGACGTGAAGTTACGCTTTTTCGACGCATCATAGAGCCGTGCCCATTGATAATCAGCATAGTTTGTTGATTCCGTTGCGCTCGTCTTGTTATAGGCAAGACCGATATACTGCTTTCCGGTTGGATCATCCGATATACCGCTTGTAGGCGTATCGGCATACTTAATCCATGTGTAGACAGCCGGGCCTTGTGGGCCGGTTGCACCCGCCGGACCCTGTGTGCCTTGAAGGCCTTGAGGGCCTTGAACACCTTGGGGACCTTGATAAAGCGCCCACTGATAGTCTGCGGCATTTGTCGATTCAGTTGCGGTCGTTTTGTTATAGGCAATGCCGATATACGTCTTGCCGCTCGGATCATCGCTCATATTCGCGCCGCTCGTACTTGTCGCGTACTTGATCCATGTATAGGTGGGCTGTCCATCGGCACCTGCTGGGCCCGGAACACCTTGTGGCCCTTGAGCGCCCGTGTCGCCTTTAATTTTCGTCCATGCATACTTCGTGTGATCGGTTGAATCACTCGCGGTGAAATCTGTGTACTGTCCAATATAGGACTTCCCGCTCGATGCGGTCGTTGAAAAGTCTGTGGCTCCGTCCGCGCTGTTGGCATAGGCGATGTGTAAGTAAGATGTCTGTCCGTCCGCGCCTTTCGGGCCTTGGATACCTTGTGAACCGTCCGCGCCTTTAATGAGTGACCAGTTATATTTAGTCGGGTCGGTTGAATCGGTTGCGGTATGGTCGGCATAGAAGCCAACATAAGCCTTACCGCTTGGGTCTTGTGAGAAGCCGGAGCCGTTCGCATTATCTGCGTAAGCGATATGCGCATAAGATGATTGTCCATCGGTACCCTTGGGCCCTTGAAGTCCTTGATCACCCTTTGGGCCTTGTTCCCCTTGAAGCCCTTGAGGGCCTTGTAATCCTTTAATTGGCTCCCACACACCATTGATCATTTGTTTCACGGCCACAGAATCATCCGTCGTGTTCGTCTGATTCCATACGTCGCCATTTTTTTCACCGGTTGGCGTCGCAGTACCGTAAAAAATATTTGGTCTGCTGTCTGCCGTCTCTTGAGCACTTTGGGCGACCTCAGCTGCTTGCTGTGCCGTACTGTCGAAAACATCAACCCACGCGCCATCAGTGAGCTTATGCGGCTCATAAACGGTTTTACCATCGACAACGCTTGTCTCATACCACGTCGAACCATCAGCGAGACCGTCGGTGCTAGGCTCTGTATCGGAATAGATCGCTCGTGGCAGGCTAGCAATCGCATCATTGACCTCTTGCACCGCTTGCTCTTTATGATCGACCCATTTCGTGCCGTCGTATTGCAAGAGTGTGCTGGTTCCGTCTTGATTATCGCGATACCATAAGTCATTCGTAATCGGATAGTTCGGCTCCTGAACGCTCAAGCCGAACACCGTGTTCTTCGAGTACGTGATGACCTCGATATTATGATTAATCTCGTCGTAATTGACCGTCTCAACCCAACCGTCCGCCGTGTAGGTAAATTCGGCCATGACATGGCCGTCGTCAGCGATCTTTTTCCATGTGTCATTAACGTCCGCCTCGGCTGGCGCATCCGGAGACCGGTAAGTGGTACTTTTACCGTCTGCCTTCGCCTCGGCAGCGCTCGCTCGATTTTTCGCATCAACAGCAATTTGATTAATGGCAGCAGCTTGTGTTTGTAGACGCGTAATATCATCCGGAGTTACCACACGAATTTCCACAAACTCGCCAATCACCACTTGATTATTTGTCGGGTTGGCTTCGCTTGTCTGCTTTTGAATGATCCGTGCTTCCAAATAAAGTTGCGGCTGCATATCCGTATCAATAATATAGCCCTGATCACCTAGATTGGCTTCAAAGCTGAGCGAAGCTGTCGTGACCGTGTAATTGTATTTCGGATGATTATATAGGGCTAACTGCTGCTCGCCCCAGTTGAGCAACTCTGCGGCATTGGTCATGGCTGTATTTTGCGTAAACCCTTCAAGATAGCGGCCACCAAAATTGTAAAGATCGTTCGCGGCATCATCGACAATATAGTCTTTACCGCCGTTGGCACCGGCAATGGAGATCGGATTGCTCGATCCGCTTGGTGTGCCGCCGTAGACATATAACTTGGTAAAAAGTTGGTCGTCCACCATTTCACGGGTAATGTCGAGTAGGTTATGCCCGTATTCAATACGAAAGTTCTTTTCTTCGCCGAGCTTGTCGACGATATCCATCAAGCGAGACACAACACGGCCATTGTAGATTTCTACGTAAGCACGGATTTCACAACCATATAAAGTGTTGATCGCTTGCAAGGATGCTTGAGCCGTATCTCCTTGATTAAACGTGACATTTTGCGTGCCGCCGGTAAAGCCATTTTCAAAGATACCCCAGTCCGTTTTCTGTAGACAGTGGGAAAACGCGTCTTTAATACTGCAATTGTTAAATGTTCCCGCTTCGACTTGCATATGTGCCAGTTCCCAGATTGCTAGATTGACAGCGGATACCTGTTTCACGTGCACCTGACCGACAATACCATCCGTTACATGATTAATGCGGTAACAGTACCAACGCCCATCATCGCCTTGATGCAAAAGGGAATACCCTTCCGCCATTTTCTCAGTCTCTGGATACCCGTATGGGACTTTGATCGATAACGTATCGTTCCAAAGTTTGCCACTATCATCCGCGACCTGCGTGGTGATCAGGTCATCATAAAACGGACAGCCGGACCCCTCAAGAGCCAGCATGCCCGCCATTTTTAAATCTTGGTCAAGGATTGCATACATCTTATCACCTCCTTGTCGGCCTGAAATCAAGGAACCAATCCGCGTCATCTAGCCCCGGCTCAAAACTAAGCGTCGTAGGTATGCCGCCACGCAGTCTTAGAAAGGTTGACCCTGGATACAAATACTCCATAAAGATCGCCCCGTTTTTATAGACCGTACGAGTTTCTGAATTAATCTTGATTTCTTCCCCCGCGTGAGCGATGACGACAGGGACGCTATTGATCACCTGTGGCTTGTTACCCCCATCAATAATTTCCCAAATCTTAACGTCACAGAGGCCCATGCCGTTGTTCGTGTAGTAATTACGCGGGTTCGTTCCGTCTTCGGTAATCTTGTATTTCGCCGTGTAAAACGCGATACCGCCCAGTTGTCGTTGATACTGGTTGCCGGTATCCGTAAAAGTGGCGGTAATCGGTTTATCCCATACCGGATTCGAGTCATCATCGAACTTCATAATACGCGTCGTAAACTTATTACCTATTTTTTCGATTTCAATGTAACCGTAAAAGTTGGTAAACGTTCCGGTACTCAAATCTACGGTTCTTTTTAACGTTTTCCATTTCTGCTGCGTAGTGGTTTTGCCCTTTTTCTTGACCGTCACGGTACCATCATTAACTTTAATTAATTTCTCTTCCGTGCCTCGGCTATCGATCTGTCCTTGCCCATAATAAATCTCCTGATGCGTGCCGTTTGAATCATAACCAAGCTGGGCTTGAGCATAGACCGTTTCCCCGTTCCCGTTATCTTTGAGCATGATTTTACCGATGCGCACACCATTTTGATCAAGCAGGTAAAGCTCACATTTGCCCATCGCGCGCGCATAGTATTGATTGTTATAAAGCCGTGCTCGCACTCGGTAGTCAGATAACGGCGTGCTCAAGGTTTGGCGCCGACACGCGCCATACCACTTTCCTGTTACATCTGTGCCAAAATCGGCATGACCGTTTTCATCTGTGCCAATCTTGATCGATTCACCCGTTGTTCGCATGGATGAGCCTTCACCAATCTGTCCATTTTCGATATTAAACGTCGGACTGGTGACCTCTTCCCACGGATCAAGGGTTTGGCATTGATCCCAAAACACAAGCGGCTCTTTGTCAACTGAGGCTGTCGGAATCTCCGGGTCTACATCCGCGCCGATATAGGCATAATGATTGTCTTGATCGGTAACGGCGATTTTCGTCACATCGTGCTTCGGGATACAGGTCAAAATCGGAAATGTTTCCGCCACTCCGTCTATTTCTAGTGTGTTCGGGTTCTCAGTCGCTTGCAGGCTCACTTGTTCGCCAAATGCACGCGGATCGGAGCACGTGAAGGTAAGCGTCCCCGTACCGCTTGAATCCGTCTGTGAAACGGGTACAAGTTCAGGAAGCGCGGAAAAATGTCCATAAAGTGTATAATCCGGGTCATCGGTAAAGACCATCGGATAGTTTCCGTCGCCTGTCTGTACAAGTAAATCGGAAATGGCATGCAGCTTCGCCACACGCTCTGCTTCTGTATCCGCTGGCAACGTCACATCGATCGTATAAACCTTTGAGCCGTATGAATTACCCTGAAAAAGAGTTCCGATCATGCCGGGAACACTCTGTGCGTTTTCTGTGATGTCAGGCGCGGTTGGCCGATGAATCCGGTTCACAATCAAATGAAGATCCGTTTCACTGTCCAGGCCACAATAAATAAATTTAATCAAGGGTTAACCACCCCCATTGCTAAGTTGCGATTACGGGATAAACGATCGGTCACTTTTTTATTTGCATCATAAACTTGTTCCTGTGTAATTCCGGTCGGCTTGTCCTGCACGACTTGAATCAGCTGCGCGACTAATTGATTCGTTTGGGCAATCAGCAACATCAGCTGACTGTTATCCGTCGTTGTCTGTTTGGGCGGTTGCGTGTTGCCCATACCGTTGTTATCCATAAAGTAGGTTAGCGCCTGATACATCCGCTGAATAAATTTATTTTTATCCGTTAATGGGACAACCATTTCCGGCTTATTGCCTTCCGCCAGTCGTGCAATTTGCTCCCGGGCAACGAATCCGCCATCTTTATAGCCATGACCATGACCAATCACGCCCAGCATGCCACTGATCCCATAACGGGACTTCGCGTAACGCATCGCTGCCAGCATGTTGTCAAGACCATTAAAAATGTTTCCGTGACCGGGCATCTTATACGCATTAAACGTGGCACTGATGGTCTGCAAAAGCCCTTTCGCAAGATCGCCCCGAATGGTATTAATATCTGTATAGCCATGCTGGACGGCTTTTGGATTACCACCGGATTCCGTCTTAATCTGTCGCATCCAAGCATTGACATAAGCCGATGATGTCGGCAGACCGACCATCCCAAGCGCACGTGAGACATACGGTTTCCAACGATCCACATTACCTCCCGGAGGATTACCGACGAGAGCGAGTTTCTTTTTCAACCACCCAAGTGCTTCTGATGCAACGGTCTTAACCGTTCCTTGTGCCATGTCCAAAACAGTTCCGTTGAGACCAGACAGATCAGTAAACTTATCAATAGCTGTATTAAGCAGCTGCTTTGGATGCGTGATCGCATTCCAAAACCCTTCCGCACCATCGGCAATCTTACTAAAGCCGCCTTTGACAAAGTCAACAGCAGAGCCTAGCCACGTCCCTAAACTAAATTTCGGGATCGATTTGAGCAGGGACTCGGTCTTATCACCACCAAGAATTTTAACCGGCTGTTTAAAGTTATACAGAGTCGCAGTGTTTGGAGACAGCTCCATCCGGCCATCTGGGTATTTAATTAATTCATGCTTCTTTTTTTCTCCGACAATTGCAAGACCTTGCGCCAATCCCCCAAGGGCATATTGTGGGACTTTCCAGGGTTTTATTGTTGGCGCGTTGACCTTTTTCAAAATCCAATCAATGCCCTTTATGACACCATTAACGCCCTTACCAATTCCCGAGAGCATCCCATTGCCCAAATGAACAAAAGCTGATTCGATTGCATGCCAGCCGTTGCGAATACCATCAGCCATGCGACCAGGAAGTTTTTTAAAGAAATTAACAATTTTTCCGCCAATGGATTTCACTTTGTCAAACATATCTCCCAGACGCCCGCCAGTAAGTTTATTGAGTGTGTTGTAACCCGTACGAAAATAGTCATGGGCGGTGTTCATTGCATTTTTAGCGGTCTTTTTAATATCCCCGCCTAACTTCGACCACTTGCCATGAATCAGATCGCGGAAAGTATCCGTTGCACTTTCCATCGTTTTATGGCCGCTCTTATAAGTCTTTTTTAGTCCTTTAAACATGGTTGAAGCAGCGCCATTAGTCTGTTTATTTAACCAAGAATGTTTATCGGACACTTGATCCGCCATCTTATTCGTTGCTGAAACTGCCCATTTTCTAGCGTCACCAAATTTATCCTTAACTCCGGATGCTAATTTACTGACATGCGATCCTACTGACTTTCGCATATTGTTAAAATGAGAGCCGACACCGCTTACGAAATGGGAAACACCGCTTGTAATCCCGTTCCAAACACCTTTAAACCAACCACCCAAACCGCCGAAAAATTTCTTAACCTGTTTCCAGTGACTAATTAATTCGACTGCTCCGATGCCAAGCAGAACAACAGCAGCACCTATACCACTACTGATCAACGCTTTACTAAATCCTTTAGTCGCAAGAGACGCAATCTGCATGCCAATTGATACGCCCTTCATTGCCCCTGAAATAGCAAGCAAACCAGAAGCAGCTCCAATCAATATTTTTGGATGCTCTAATAAAAAAGTTAACACCGGCTTAGCAGCCTTCCATACGTCGCCTACCGTGTCCTTTATTGTTGTTAGGAATCCGCCGATTTCTTTTTTGTGACCGCTTACCCACTTTGCCATCTGAGCAAGATCTTTCATCGCTTCCGATACCATAGAGGAAATTGCTTTTCCAATATCCTTCGCGCCCCGCTGAACGTCTTTCCCGTTCATGTACTTAGCGAACTCGGTTAGCCCCGAGCGTTTGCCGTTAAAAACCGGTTTCATTAGCGTCCCAGCTAATTTATCCCACGTGTCGTGGATAACGTCCATTCCGCCCTGCCAGGTATGATTATATTTATTAAAGCTATCAGCATTATTCTTGCCCATGGTGTTCATGGTATTTTGGAAATCTTTAGAGGTCAGCTTGCCTTTCCTGCCCATTTCTACAAGCTTGTCTGCGGAAACACCCATATTCTGCGCCATGGCAGCGGCAAAACCGGGCAGAGCTTTATTCATTTTAGACACGTCGGAATAGGTGACCTTACCTGTATTGCCAACTTGTTGAAGGCGTTTAGAGAGCATGAGAATTTTACTTTCATCAAGCCCTTTAGCACGGCCGACCTCTTGAATAGATGTAGACAAGGATTCCATGCCCTTTTTATTCCCAGTCAGACCAAACATGGCTTTATTTAAAGCAGAGACCGTGCCTAATGAGTAATGACTAGCATTATGCATATTTTCAATAATTTTCGTCATTTCCTCACCGGTCTTCGCGGATTTAGTCATCTGCCCCCATTGGCTGTTAATCTGCTCAAGAGTTTTATTTTCACCAATGCCGGTACTGATAATATCATGCATTCCGCCGCTAATTCGGCTGAATGTAGATGTTATAAGGTTCCCTGCCATCGAACCGAGGAATGAACCTTTGAATGTATCAGAAAAGGTATGAGCCGCTTTCCCCAACCTAGAAAACCGACCCGCAGATTCATCAGCAGACTTACCCACATTTTCAAGTTCCGTCCTGGCATGCCCCAACTTACCGGACAATTCATTCACACGGATTGCTTGTTCACGATAGGCGCGAGAGTTCTCGCCAGCTTCCGATTTCACTTTTTCAAGGATGGATCGTTCCTTACTCTGCATTTCCTCTAGCTGTTTGATCTGTTCATGCAAACCCTTAGCCTGTGCAGCGTTTGCCTTCTCTGACTCACCCTGCGCCTTATACATGTTAACCGTGGATTGCATTTCCTTCTGTAGTAGAGACAGTTCTTCTTTATTGCCGCGAATGCCAGATTGCTCGTATTCATACATCTTGCGGGCTTTTTCCTGCTGCAAAGTCAATCCGGCCAGCTTATTCGCATTCTGATTAATCTGTGAGGACAGCTTGTCATAAGCATCGGCATTATCTTTCGTTCGCGCGCCTAAGTTAGATAACTGACTACGCTCCTGGTCAATTACTTTTTCCTGCGCTTCGATGGCTGTCGTTAAACCCTTGTACTTCGTCTCTGCAGCCTTAACGTGATCGCCTAGCTGATTAAAAACAGAAAACTGCGTTTTCCACTCAGCTGTTGCCGCGCGGACGGTGTTCTTCATGGCCGTTAATCCCTGCGTCATTTCTGTCTTATCCAATCCGATATGCACGACCATGCTTGCAATAGCGGCAGCGTTTTTAACCATGTAAGTTCCTCCTCCTTTCTATCCCCGCAAGCGGCCCTTCTTTAAAAATTCCGCTAGAGGGATTACTTTTGCCTTTTGTGAGTAAAGTTCAAGCAGACTTTTATAATCCGTTTCATCTACCGTATCCAAGTCCCAGCCAAGATTCTCAATCAGTTTTTTTCGGAGGTCATCAATTCCTCGGATGGCTTCGTCGTAGGTGACTTTTTTCCCTCGGATGCACCCTCGGCATCCGCTCCGACAAGCTTCTTGGCAACTTTCTCAGCGGCCCCATGCAAATCTTTCAGACTCACATTTTCTTCAAAATAGTCTGCATCGATTTTATCTTCACCGATCAAGTCGATTAAAAAATTAATCGCAAGATCAAGTGTCTTTGCCGATCCATCGATGTCAGCGATTGCCGATTCTATCTCATTCTCGTCGCTTTTATCAGTAATTGTTTTATAGAGTTCGCCTACTGCTTTTTGATAGACATAAGCCCGACGGGTATTCTTAATTGATTCTTTATAAGTAAAAGGTTTTCCATTAATTTTAATTTGTGCCAAAGTGACCAGCTCCTAAATAAAAAAAATAAGCGGGCATCAGCCCGCAAGAATTAACTGTTATCAATCATTCCAGCTGCTCGAAGCTTCGCCAAGAGCGCATTAAAATCCGTGACAAGTCCTGCAACATCGGTTGCTGTGCTATCTGCTTGAGCCGCCGCCTGTTTAACGCCACCGGTTACCGTCACTGTAGCCGATACTGGCACAAACGCGGTCGGCTTGCCTGTCACATCAGCCCATGCCGGGACATAATTTCCGGCTTTTGCGGTTGTACTTGTTGTACCAAGAGCCAAATTAGATATTCCTGCACCAATCGCCGTCCGAGCCGCTGCCTGATCAGCTGCCGTTAATACCGCACGTCCGGTTTCTGTAGCATCTGTAATTTCAGCCGCAGAAACCGACGATGCACCGCCTAAACTGACAGGTTGGCCATCTTTTGTGATTATTCCGGAACCAACGATTGCAAGTTCACCGCCTATAACGGTTTTATCAGCGTTTTCTCGATAGTTCTTAGCTGTATAGCCCATTTACTAATGCCTCCTTAAGGTGTGGGAACAACCGGTGGAAATACAAAGTCAAGAAAAGCTGCTTCGGTAAATTCTGTATCAGCTTCGTATCCCTCGGCATAGGCGACTCCATCACTATGCCGATCGATCGCAGTAAACGTTAGTGCATCTGTAACGTCTGTTTCCTGTGCTTGATTGGTCTGTGGGTTACGATCTGGATACCCGAATTGCCCCTTAAGTAGAGCCAAGTAAATTTTTTTCGCTGGATTTCCCGAATCATGGCTAATTAAAAGTAACGAGCAATATGGGGCAACCGTATCCTTCGTCACCTTATAAATTCCGGATTCCTTAACAGCTCCCGTAATTTGGTTAACGATCTCTGGCGGAATATCAGCAGCCGTAAAAGCGCAGGTAATGTCCCCATGGCCCTTCCCGCTAATACGGTATGCAATATCGCTGGCATACTGTTTCGTCACCGCATAATTTAAGTTTTGAATATTGGCACCCATCGTGCCTCCACTGGCAGCATCAATGGTTAAAATCTTTTCCGGTGCAATATGTTCGTCGCTAAAACTGTTATAAATCCCGATCCGGGCGCTTTCAAAACCAACTAATTCAGCCATCTATTTCACACTCCTATTTGATTTTTTGAAAATTGCATCGTAAAAAACAGCTCTGATGTATCGGGATCTTCTGCAATCCCTGCGTCGTAGCTGTTAAACCATCCGCTATTCTCCATTGCCGAGTTCAACGCGTTCTGTACCGCGTCAACATCTGTCGACAAGTCAAACCATCCCTGCACCTGTTCCCTCTTTGCTCGTCCCTGAGCATGATCACTTCCAAATCTATTAAATGGTGCGCTGACTTCAGTCACAAGAAGCCGGGGAACAATGCTGTTATCCACCCATTCAGTTGGAATGTTAAAGGCTTTGATATGATCAGCCGGAACAAATGCCGTCAGTGCGCTATCCGTTCGAAGGAGTTCCACAATTTCGGTTGGCCCCATCATTCTAAATCTTTCCTAACTTCGTCAAACATCGCCTGCTGCATGGCTTCTTTCGCCTCATCATAGGTATGCTCCATAAAATGCAGACCGCCAGGAGGTACCTTGTCATGCATTTTCGCTGTTCCATTATTGAGGAACCGACCATAATAACCCTTTTTGGTAAAACCGACGTCTGTCGATCCATCCGCGTATTGACCGGGTTTATACGTCAGCTCGTCGCGAACATGATGACCGTTGCCATCACTGACAGGAATATTCGGCTGTAGACGCTCGACATAAATATCGGCCGCGGCATTAACCGCCCGTTTCGCCGTTTCAGGAGAAATTGTTAGGTTGCCTAACTGTTTCATAAAGGTTTCCATGCCTGTAATTTCTACCGTCATTTACTCACCTTCCTTAGCGTCACCGTGTCATAATTGATGACTGGCGATTGTGTCCCCTCGGCATAGATGACGATAGTGTAATTCACTCCGCCGAGCTGAGCGAGCATGCTCTCATTTAACGCGTCATGATGGCGAACAATGACCGTGATGGTGTTTTCAAGTGCTGTTCCAACAATTTGAAACTGCTGATTCAGCGTTTTATTCCAGATCGCACAATAGCAGGTGATTGAAGGGACGAACGTTGGCACGCTCACATGATTAGCGTTTTCTACACTCTGAATCGTGCCAAACTTAATCTGCTTATTAAATCTGCTGGGTTGAGCTATCAGAGCCACTATCATCACCACCAACCATCAGACTTTTTAGTTGAGTGATGACCATGTTGACGCTGAACGGAATCGCTGTCGGTGTCCCCGATCCATCAGACACAGGAATAGTGTTGAAATACCACTCAGCGAACAGAAAAAGAACAGCCCGTTCAAAAAGCGGCTGCTTCTCGTATTCTGATTCATCAATTGTTGAATCTACTGAATGGATGATGGATGATTTGGCCTGCTCAACAATTGCATTAATATCATCATCGCTGTCTAGGTCGGCATCAATCCTCAGACGTCGACGCATGGCATCCGCTGATAAATTACAAGTCCATGTCACGGTCGGTCATCCTCCTTTTGGCAATTATCCCTGAGTTGGTGCCGTATAGGTCACATAGAATCCAGCGTTTGCATCCGCCTTGACGGCGCCAAAACGGAAAGCTGCGCCCAGGTATTTGCCATAGATGGACGAATCGATCCAAGCCAGCGAGACATCCGCACGATTCGCATAAAGGACGGCACGTTTCAGGTCACCGATGAAAGCTACGGTAGCGCCTGCCGTTGCGCCAATGATTGTATCGCCAACGACGACAACCGGCATGCCGAGAACAGTCTTTCCGCTGGCTGCAGTAATTGAGTCCTGAAGAAGATAGCGACCGTTACCGTCTTTCAGCGTATCAAGAACCTGATAAAACGACTGAGAGCAGACAATCGTCTTGTTGTACGCTGGATCAAGGCTGACATTGACAATTTTTTTCAGATCGTCAACCGTAGACATTGGAGCAGCGGTGAACGATTTGAGAATGGTTGCAATGGCGTCGTTATTCGTATTGACCTTCTTTTCCTGAATGCTCTGATTGACAATGCCTGTCAGATCCACGTCTGAATCGTCCATAGCTTCCTGAGACAGCGGAATCGCTCCACGGTAAGTTGCCACAGTATAGTTAACATCGGTAAATTCCGGTTTAGACAATGCAGGGTTAGCTTCCAGTTCAGCAACCGTATTAAATTTGTCCGTCGCGTGCTTCAAAATAGGATAAGTGCCTGTCGGATGCTGAACTGGTACGGTATTAACCAGTGGTGCCAGATCGACAACGGTGTTCACTTCCGATTCCGGTTGATAGACGATGTCTTTCGGGATCGTCACACCGACATCATCCGAGACAAGCCCATCACGGGTCTGTCCTTTGCTACGAATAAATTTATTGATGGCTTCGCGATGTTCCTTAGACTTCTCCCCATCTTCGACAACATGCAACCCGCTGCGCTTCGTTCCAGCTTTCTTTTGTTCCTCTTCAAACTTAGCCAGCTTCTGACGAGTTTCCAGATCATTATTCAGCTTATCGATCTCCACTTTGGCACCATCGATTTGTTTCATGCGCTTGTTGATGTCTTCCATATCCGGATTCTCGCCATCGGTCAGTTTCTTAGTTTCCGTAATCAGTTTGCTTCGTGCTTCCTCTTTGGCTTTAATCGCTGCCATTAATTCTTTGAGTGTCAAGCTAATCCCTCCAGTTTTAATCTGATTTTCATGAGTTCTAATTT